GCCCGAGGCCTTCCAGCCGATGAGATTGCCGGCCACGTCGGCGCGGGCGGTCTCGGTGCGGGCGATCACCTCGGCGCGGGCGCCGCTGAAGGCGTAGGACGCTTTCAGGTTCGCCGCGAGCGTGTCGTTGCTCCAGCCCTCGTCGATCGCGTTGCCGATGATGCCGCGCAGATGCGCGCGCGTGCCGTCCGTGATGGCGAAGCCGGCGCGCGGGTTGTCCGCCAGGTCGCCGTCCTCGTCGTACTTCTTACCGATGAGTTCGGCGGCGCGCACCCGGGCCCACCGTTCGGCGTCTTCGTTCGGAGAGTCGAGGTCCAATTCGACGCCGACCTGATCCAACCCCAGGCGCGCGCCATCCTTCGCCACGGTGGCAAGCCCGGATTCGAAGGCGCTCACCATTCCGTCCATCGCGGCCAGGTCCAGGGCCTGGGCGATGTCGTCAGGCAGGCGATCGCCCGAAGCCTTCGCCCGCTCAGGCAGGCGGTCGGCGATCTGGCGGGCGATGTCGGGTGCCATTTTCCGCAGGGTCTTAGTAAGGGCGCGCGCCAGCCGCTCGGTGGCCGTTTTCACGATGCGCCGGTCGCGGTCGATGCGCGCCGGCGCCGCCGCTTTTCCCAGACCGTTGGCAGCGGCCCCCTTGCCCGCTGCGGTGCCGCCGTCGGCGTGCTCATCGTCTGGTTTTGGAGCCGCCGCGCCGCCACCTTGAGCGGAGGATGTCGCACCCGGAGGAGAGGCCGGAGACTGGGCGGGCGGCGGCTGACCGTCTTGCCACACCGCCGGAGACGGCACCGGAGTGGGCGAACGCTGCATCGCGAACAGCCACGCGATGGTCTGATCGTCGAGCGGGTCCAGGCCATCCTCGGCGCGCGCCTCGTTCGGGTGCAGGGCCCCGGCGGCGATCTTGTTTTTAACGATGGTGGACTTTTCGACCGGGTCGATCGCCTCGTCGTCGCGCCAGTTGTGGCGAAACTCCCCGAAGCCCATCCGCTCCAGGCAGTCGTCGACGAGCTCCGAGATCCACAGCTGGTAGGGCGCCAGGCCCTCGGCCAGGGCCGCCTCGCGCGTGGTCTCTTGCGTGCCGCGGTTAACCTGCTTGATGAACGGCGTGGGATCGACCCCGTAGGCCGCGCACTGCACGCGCGCCAGCCACTCGTCGAATTCGTCCTTCAGATCCACCTTCTTGACCTGCCACGGGTCCGACCCGGCGTCCGGTATGAAATGGATCCGCGCCCGCTCAGCGAGGTTACCGGCAAAGCGCGCATCCCATCGCGCCTGAAAGGTCTCGATCTGCTGGGCGCTCCATTCCTTCGGCACGCGCTGCAGCGCCACCGGGAGCGAGCCCTCGGTGAAGTGGTCGAGCTGCTGGACCTGCCGGCGCAACGCCACGTTCACCGTCACGATCACCCGCTCGATGGGCGAGTAGCCATACAGGTGCGAGGTGCGCAGCACGCGCGGCTTGTAGATCATCTGCTCGTGCGTGTACCAGATCGCGGGCGTGCCGTGCAGCACTTGGGAGTAGGCCGGTAGCGGCGGAATCGGCCGGTGGCCCTGCAGATCGATGAGCGGCTTGATGGTGGAGCCGTCCACCGGATCGAACCCCCACACGACGCCCGTGCGGTCGCGGCGCACGAAAATGCAGGGCGCATCGATCACCAAGAGGTCGTCGAGCAGCATCGATAGCCACTCGCGCCAGGTGTGCCGCTGGTCGGGCTTGCGCCACCACTGCTCGAGCTCGATCGCCTGCGTGGCCATTGACTTACGCTTGCTGGTGTCGCGCGGCTCGATCGACCATTCGAGCTTTGCGAGCTGATCCTTGCGGCCGTTGATGATGATCGACAGCAAGTCTGAATGGGCGAGCTGCCGCATCGTCTGAAACGAGATGAGCTCTTCCGAGCGCGGCGTATACCGGATGTTGGAGCCGACGACATAGTCGAGCTGGCGGCCTTCCACGCTCGGCTTTTGCGAGTCCGGCACGATCGGCGTGATCGGCTTCAGGGGCGGGAACCAGCCCTCCGAGAAGTCACCCGTCAGCGCGTAGCGGAACGCCCCGCGCAGCCGGTCCCAGAACCCAGGCGTGCCGGCCGTATCCGACAGGTCGGTGACGCGATAGGCTTGCGAGGCGTCGGGCATTGCGGTCAGCGGCGCCGACGCGCGCGGATCGTGCCGTAGGCGGACAGGGCCGCCACGGTGAACGCGGCTTCGGCGTTCAGGAACACGTTCGTGGTGGTGGCGAGCTTGTACCGCACCGTTGGCAGCGCGCCCTCGATGTTGTTGGCCCCGGGCACCAGGCCCGAGGAGGACGAGCGGGCCGTGTACCCGCTGCCGGAGTCGATCTGCGCGGTGGTCAGGCTCGAGCTCGCCTGCAGCGCCACGATGTTGGTGGTGCCGGCCGGCACGAACCCGACGAAGCCGAACACATCCCAGTCGCCCGCGGTAAGCGACAGGCTCGCGACCTGGGCGGGCGTGGCCGTGGTGAGCGAGACGGCCGCCCCCGACAGCACGATCGTTTCGGCGTACTCGCCGACAAAGCCCGCCGCGGCGTCCGAGTTGGTCGCCACGCCCTTGATCGGCTGGGCGATCGCGCCGGTCGAGTCGAGCTCGGCAAAGCCAACCACGGCCGTGCCGCTGCCCGGGGTGCCGCTGGTCGATGCCCCGCCTTCAAGCACGTCGCCCGCGATGAGCGCCGTGCCACCAGCTTCCTTGATCGTCGGGGAGACGGTGCCGCTGGGCAGCTGCGCGCTCGGAACCTTGCCGGTCGCATCCAGCCCGGCCACGCCCTGGACCGCGCTCCCGCTGCCGGGCGTACCGGTGCTGGCCGCGGCCACGCGCAAGGTATCGCCCGATATCATCGTTACGCCGTTGGCGCCCTTGATTGTGGGTACTGGCTCGGCGATCCCGCCGCTCACAACCAGCAGCGCCCCGGCAGCGACCAGCGCGGCCTCCTGCGCCGAGCCGGCCGTAACGGTGAAGGTGCCGCTGGTGTCGGCCTGCAAAAGGCCCGACGGCGAATTGAAATTGAGTTGAGAAGTGGGAAGGCGATATTGAGCAGTCGTCATTTACATGCTCTGGCGGGCGGCGCGGTCGGCACCGTCGGCGGCAATATGCAGGTCAACGGCGTGCTCGCCGAACCAGAAGTCGGGCCTGACCGGAGGGAAAAGCCCGATCGGCCGAAAGCCAGACGGCTTCTGATCCGGGATCATGAAAGCGCGCGGCGCGTGGCGTCGGCAGTCGCCTGCAATGGCGGAGTGGTACATGCAATTCTGGCAAGTGCCGGTCATCGCGCTTCTCCGCTCATCGGCGATCTTTCGGTTGCGCGCCTCGCCCATTTACTCACGCCTTGGTCCAATCGCCGCACCAGTCCTTCGGGGAAACGCGCGGCCACTCAACGGCGACTCCGGCGGAGTGCGCGCACGGAACCGGGGCGTGACGCTGGCATCTGAGTAACTTCGGATCGGTCCCGGGTCTGGAGGAGGCACAAGTTGAGCACGAGGGCGGGGCCGGAGCAGGCGCTGCGGTCAAACGGACGAGCCGTCGTGGTCACGCCAGGTCGCCCCATCCCACACGATGATGTGACCCACGGTTGTGTCGTAGTAGAGCAGGCCCCGGCTCACGGTGGGCGCAACCGGACGCTGGGCCGTTGTGCCGCTGAACCGGCCAAAGGCGGTCCAGCCGTTCTCGATCATCACGCTCCCGTCCGTCGCCGGCACTTGCAGCGAAGCGCCCAGCGCGGCCGTGTACGTGCGGCCGTTGACCACGATCGGATTGGCGCCGCTGTTTTTCGTGGCCCCCGCTGCTCCGCTCGCCGAGGGCGGCAGCACCGTGATGAGGCCTGTGGCCGAGTCGGGTACGTCCGGGTGATGCGCCATCGGTCAGACCTCCACGGGTTGCTTGGCGAGCAGGAGCCAGAGCAGATCGACCGACTGCTCGGAGAATCGATGCGGGACGGGCTCTTGCTGACGCGCGTTGATCTCGTCGGCCCAGGATGCCATCGCGGCAGCCAAATCGGCGC